TTGGTATCAAAAAATGTATTGACGTGGCCCTTGGCCGAGACGGCGGCCGAGGGGAATTGATTGAGCGACTTCGGCTCAGCATCATAGACCTCAGACAATTCGGTGATCCCCTCTAGGAAGTCGACGAGTTCGGCGGATATTGCTGTATAGGACATATTACCTCCCCAGGATTTTCATGATTTCATTGGTGACAAAATCAGCATGACTCGAGAAGTAGTTTTGACCATAGTCTTTGGCCTTCTTCATGTAGCCTTGACCTTTGGTGCCGCGGGCAGCGATCGAGCGAGCGATGGCATAGACGGCCTTCTCGTCTCCCAGCTTGCGCCTGGCCCACAATCGCAATGATGAATTTGGTCCAGTCGGCGGTCGATGTGGTTTGGTGCCATACTCGACGAATGGCGCATATTTGACATTAGTGCCGACGATCGCGGTCTGCTTGGCTGGAGTTGCGAATTCTGCATGCATTGACTGTCGCAGGTGTGCGGTGGCACCAGTTGGAGTCACGTCCTGCAAACTTGATACAACCTCTCGAGCTGTGTCATTCAAAAATTCAGAGATGATCTTGCCTGATTGTTTGGCCGCGTCTGCTGTGGCCTGAGCCAATTCTTTGACGCCTATGATTTCGGCCTGGATTCCATAGCTCACAGCGCCTCCTTTTGACCAAGTACGCGCTGATAGGAGAGATATGCCGTCCTGAATACTTCGGCCACATCTTTGATGATGAATGTGTCGGTGCCGTCGGTTAGTTTGTCGCCATTTTTGATGGTCACATCGGTGTCATAGATATAGATGACATACATCTGGAATGCTGGCACGTCTGGGAATACACTGATGATATCGCCTCCAGCTGGTTGCACAGTGGCCTCAATATCAGACTCATCCGCGTTGGCGGGATAGTTGACCTTGCCAGACACTTTGGTCAAGTGATAGAGATCGAGTGTGTGGGTGATAGGGAATCGCATGATCCCCCCCTTATAGCCTCACCGGCTTCAATCGGTAACGTCTCAGGCATTCCATAACATATGAGGGCACGCCGTTGGTATTGCCAGCATATTCAAGCGTGATTGAGCCGACGGTCATCCGGGAGACCTCTCGACCCGCCTCATCTTTGGCCTTAAACATTTCGCCGGCCCACTGAATCAGCGCCATTTTGAGATCGCTCGGCAGACTGGCCGATGAGGTATAGACGATTGAGACGTTTCTGATGCCTTCGGTGGTTTTATAGTCAATCGCCACATATTGCTTGCCGTTTGAGATATAGGATGAGTCAATCGCAGTGCCATCAACACTGACAGAGGTGACTGAGTTGATCGGCGGCGCATTCACAAAAAATGTGTCGGGACCGCCATCAAATGTCTCAGTGATTGCAGTGGCCGCTTCCACATCCCACGTGCGATTTGTGAATCGGTCAACATAACTCGAGACAGCCGGGATGATGAGCTCATTCAAGACGCGGAGCTTGCTGACATCAAGATTGATGCCAAGATACAAGGCGACATCGGCTCCGGTTATATAGGGCATTATTTCCTCTCAGCTTTTTTGACCATCTTGTCGACAGGCGGCTTGACTGGCGCCTTCGCTTCTTTAATGGTGCCGACTATTTCGACAGAGTTGCCGAGCGCGGAGGCTTTTTTGTCATCCAGCGCATAAACTTCGCCCGCGTTGTAAGCATTGCCCTCAAATGTGACGTTATATAGGACTTTGACTTTTTTCATGATACCTCCTGATTGTTAGTTATCTGCTGCCCTTCTGTTTGCCGGGGAGGGACGGGCTCCCCGGCGGCGAGTAGGACATCAAAATGATTATGAGGAGGCGGTTTTGATGCGAGCGAATGCTTTGGAGGGATCAGCGAGCTGAATGTCTTGCTCACAGGTCACTTTCAAGGCGACCATCTCCTGCTCAAAGAGATTGATCAAAGTGCTGCCATCAGTATCAGTGATGGTGGCTTGTTCGGACATTTCGATGGTATAGGGGACCTCGGTGCCGACGATGACTTTGGAGAAGTCCATCAAGGCTGCAAACACTGTGCCAGTTTGGCTGGAGTCTGCGGTCTTTGGCAAGATCGGGCTCAAGCTATAGGGAATGTTCCACATGGTTGCGGGTAAATCAGCACCATATCCGGCGAATAAGAATTCTTGAGGATATAAGACCTCGGCTCCGGAGGCACCAGTGGCCGCGCCCATTTGAATTCGCTGTGCTCTTAGCACATTGAATACCGAGCGATGCAGTACCCAGCGGAGATTCGCGTCGGGGACGTTGGCGTCAATCTTGTTCAAGGCATCGAGTAAGTCGGCAGCCTCAATCTTGGCATAGGTGGTGTCACCGGTACCAAGCACCAATTCTGGGACACTGGCGTGTCTGAATACGCCTTCACCGGATGCGAGACCTTTGATGGCCCATTCATCGCGGAGGGTTGCAAATGCTTCACCGGCGAGCATGAGAATCATGTCGACTACGTTCGGGGTAGCATTGCGGAGTAAGCGGCGGGAGAATGGCACAATCACGCCGAGGGTTTTGGAGGTTAGGGAGATAGCGCTGGTGGTGGGCTGGCTAGAGGTGATTTTGCTGCCTTCTGATACGCGATAAGCGGACACAGAAGTGGCGGTGGGGACGTTGACTTTGGATGATTGCATTGGCCATTTTTTGCCATACTTATCAACCAAACCAGTCAATGCGGCTACGCGCTCGATTTCGCTGGCGACTTCGGTGGGGACCAATTCTGATCCGCTTCCACTGGTGCCAGTGGTGAGGGCTTTGACTTCACGGTTTTCGAGCTTTTTCAAGCCTTCGGCCATGACGGTTTTCATTTCGACGACAGCATCGGTGGCGACGGCCTTGCGTGCGGGGATTTTATCCATCACGCGAGCGACGGTGTCTTCGACTAACTTTTCACTGATCTGAGCGATCAGTTCTTTGTTGTCTTCCATGACTATTCCTTTCCTTTTCTCAGGTAGGTATTGACCTCTCTGAGTAGTGTGTTTATTTTTCGATCTCTCGCTTTCAAGTGCTCGCGCATCTCGATCAGGAGTCCGCCCGCTTTGTCTCCCCTGGTCTTGTACTCAGCAACCACTGTCGAGATCATTTTCGGCAGGGTGCCAAGCAAGGCATCCAGTGACTCAGCGATCGTCCGAGCCTGCTCGGCGACGCTTGATAACTCTTGGCGATAGTCTTCAAGTGCTTTGGGATCCTTTGGCTCATCATCCGGGGCAGGATCATCCGCCGGAGGTTCATCTGGTTTGGGATCTTCTTTGGGATCGTTGGTTTTGGGCTCGCCTTCCGGCTCTGCATCTTTAACCTCAAACTTGTCAGGATCGATGCCTTTGGAGCGCAGCATGGTCAAGGCTTCGGGGTTATCCGGGACCAATACCGCTGAAAATTCAAGCAGTTCCCAGGCCAAAAACTCGCGGCCACCGTTCTCAATGTCTTTCCATTCTTTGCCAATGAATCCGATCGACCACGCGCTCATGAATCCATCTTTGTACATGGGATATAGCACGTCAGCCAGCCCATAGGTGCCCTCGGGTACGAATTCAACCTCGGCGACGATCTTGTCTTCAAGCACCTCAACCGTGTTGGCGCGGCCGATGGCCGGCTTGCTGTAGTCATGGAATGCGCCGACGACTGGATTTTTGATGTAGTGGTCGAGCACGACTCCGGCTGGTTGGACCACGTCTCGTGATCTGTCAGGATTTTTGGTGGAGATAGTGACAAGCAGCTTGCGCGCCTCACCGTCGACAGCCTTTGTGGTAGTGTTGAAGACTTTGCGAATCATATGAGCCATTATGGTTGCCCCCTTTGTGTTGCTTATACAGTTATTTGATCGGCCTGATTGAGCACATGCAATTCGGATGAGCCGTGGGCATGAGATGACCGGTCGGGAATTCCGCATTGAATGGGATGACGCCAGCCTTCGCGTTGGCAATACAGTCATCACATGGTCGACCGTCCAGGATCCATTCTTTGCGGCTGACGACGCCTGATTGCTGGTATGTTTGATAGGCTCCGGCATTGTAACCATTCGACAATTCTGTCCGGGCAATCCGCTCAGCCTTCCACAGTTCGGAGGTCGCAAAGTAGTCAGACAGCTTAGCCATCAGCTCCGCTCCACCAAGTCCATCGGCAGCAGCATCAAGCACCAAGATTTTGATCTCATCTAAAAATGTTTGAGCAATGGTTTTGACTGATTCGGTGGCGTGTTGTTCTAACCATGCCACAGCTTCGGGGTTATCTAGCGCGAATTGACTTTCAATGTATTCGGCGGCAGTTTGGCCACCGATCCCATAGGCTTCCTTTATCGTTTGTTTGACCGGGATGATAAGGATGTTTGGCCAGTTGACTGCCATCTCATCCAAGCCGGTCGTCGATGCCTTTTTGACTGACTTCAATGCTTTGTAGTGATTGATGACTTGGTCTTTGATTTGGGTGATGGCCGACTCAATCTTTGGTCGGTGGATTCTGGTCTGGAGCTCGATGTATCTCATGATATTTTGGCGGATTCGCTCTCGACTAGGAGACCGCTTGGCAGCCTTAGCCGTCTTTTCCAGATCAGTGCTTGAGGCGATATCGGCCGAGAGAGGGATCTGTGAGATGGGAATGAGTGGAATGTCCCCGCCATCAACCGGCGCCAGTCCGCGATCGGCTCTCACCTCATTGATTGTCATGATTCCATTTTTGATGTCGGTCTCAGTTTGAAGTCTGGCAAGTTCGCGATTCTCCGGCACCGGATCGATCAGCTCAAACCGGTATTCGCCAAACTTGAGCTCAAATGCTGGCAATAGCCACTCATTCATCACGTCGACGATTGACTGCATTTTTGGTTTGACGACGTATTTGCTAAACATGTACTCAGACGCCTCAGCATTGGCGCGGTTGACATCCTCAGTGATGCCGAGCAGTGACTTGGGCACCCTGAAAATACCCAAGATTTCATCGCGGATGTCTTTGCGCTGTTGGCCAAACTGCATCTCCTCTGGTGATAATGAGATCCGGGAGAAGGCCATCCCGGCGTCCAGTAGCGCCACCCTGTGCGCGTTGTCTTCACCCTGATGGCGGGCTTGCCATTCTTTGAGTAGCCGCTCATATTGCTCATCCTCTAAGATTTGGCTGGTGGAGATGATGCCACCCGGCATTGCAGAATTCTCAAAAAAGTTTCGATTCCAAGATTGTGAGAAGTAGTCAATATCCAGCGTGTTCTCTGCGGCTGCCACTGGTCCGATGCCTCCATGATTAGTGGTCGGATCAAATGACCAGAATGGGATGATCTCTGAGGTGTCCAGGGTGATTTTTTCTTTGCCATTGTTGACCTCATAATTGACCACCATGTTGTCAGAGTCGACCTTTGGAGTGACGCGAGTGGGATTGAGTGGCCAGATCTCCAGGATCTTTTTGCCAGATTCCGACCTGACGAGATGCCAGTATTCTTTGCCATATAATTCCAGATATGATTGAGTCGCCTTGATCATCTGTGACCAAGTCATCTCCGGATTCACATCGCGAATGAGATTGAATATGTCCCCCGATTGCTGCTCTTTGTCGCCTTTGAGGAGCTTGATCTCCATTGTAGAGACACTCTGAGCAATGGAATTGATGCACGCGTATGTCCAGCCACGATATGCGGCGGCATAGTCTCCGCCCTTGATCGACCCGGTCAGCTTTGACACAAGTGATCTGGCGAATGTCCATTCAAGCGGGGATGATTTGCGGCGCGAGTTCAAAAATGGGAGTCTGATTTTCATGCCTCAGTGTATGAGGCGCCGGGGTTGTTCTTATACAGTATCGAGAGATTGCGGGAGAGTTGAGGAGTTGAGCCACATCGGATGAGACGATGCGCTTGAGTCACCTCATGGCTCTAAAATTCAAGGCTGGTTTTTCACTATTGATCGAGTTGCAGCGGCGACGCGTTTCATTCACCGCGTCATCAATCGGCCAGTCACCTTGGGATTTGCAAACTATCCCGCACCGGTCTCCCGGATACTCTCCCGCGCTTTGATTCTATCA